AAAAAGCACCTTTGTATCATTAGCCGCATTATAATCGTGGCTAAAATAATAAGATTTGTTTTTCATAAAATAAAAATGGGGTTCAGATTCCCTGCTAGTCGCATTAGCAGTTCATCATCCCCCCAATTTTGTTTATAAACTAAATGCGACTTAGTTCTTGGTTATTTCGTAGACAAATATAAAGCATATTTATCCATTTCTTCACAAAGTTGTTCTATTTTTTCTTTGAACCAATACTCTGTGTCCATTATATCTCTACATTTAGTAATAGAATATAAGACTGTTGTATGGTCTTTTACACCGATATATGATGTAATTTCTGATAGACTTAACCTTGTGTACATTCTCAACATATATGCTGCTGCCTGTCTGCCAAAGACTGTCTTTTGTTTTCTATTATTTGCTTTGATATCTGTACTAAATACTTCTTCAACTAACTGAACAATCTTTTCAGGTTTAATAGTTTTATCTGTAACAGGCATTCTAACATCATCTAAAATAACTCCTTCTTTAATTAATAGATTTTGAAGGTAGTTAAAGCTATCTTTTTGCATTACATATGCTGCGTATATTTCTTCTTTATTTGTCATAATTAAAATTCTAAATCTTTGTTTTCACTTTTCATTACATAAGTATCTTCATAAATTTGATAGTCAGGATGAGAACTTTTATCTTTATATTTGTTTTCCCACATTGAATATCTTTTCCCTTCTATTGTAAAGTTAATTACAATACCTTTGGTGGTTTCTTTTTTCCAAGCACCATACTTCTTTTTTTCTTCTGACATTACTTTTTGTTTTTAATTAGTGAATATTTTGCTACAAACTTAGGGTTATTTTTAGTACCTACATTTACTCTTTCAGTAACTATGTTATGCCCTTCATCTTTAAGATTAAATACTAATGCAGCTAATCTTAATGTCCCATATTTTCTTAATGCCACTAATGGGGTTAATGGTTCTTTTTTTAGGTGATTAAGCACCTGTGTTTGTTGGCTCATTTGTTTTGTTTTTTAATTTTGAGAAATTGTATTGTGTGTTTAAAGAATGATTAAACTTGCTATTGTCATTATAATTAGAAGAAACGTTTAACATCTTAACCCATTGATTAAAGGATGGCTTTTGTTTAGGCAAAGCTATTCTGCTAATTTTAATACCCCATTTGTTTTCCATATTATTTAATTTGATTTTCTTTAATACTTTTTAATGCTTTGTTATACTGCTCTAAGGTAGTATATTGGCTTATCCTGTTTGCTATTGAATCTTTAGTTGTACTGTCATATGTTGTGTTTTCTAATAGTACAATTAGTTCTAACCTTTTTTCTTCACCTAATTCATCTTTATGCTCATTTGTAGCATCTGAATCCTTAGTGTCATCTATTGCAAATAAACCATTTAAAGCATACTTCCTAGCATAACTAGATGTACTTCCTGTAATCTGTGAAGCATCCATACCTTTTTTAGCTTCTTCTTCTCTTGCCCAACCACTTACACTTACTGTATCATCTGTATCATCTAAAAGTGTTGCAGTTGCTTTAATGTAGATTCTATCACCTACCTGTACTACTTCATCACTTATAACTAATGCAGTTCCATATTTATTTAAAATAGGTTTTACTGCTTCAATAATGTCCTCTGCATTTCGGTATTTGTATTTACCGAATGCGTTAAATTGTCCTTTTGGTGCTTTTAATTCAGCCTGAATTTTTACTAAGTTCATAGTTTGTTTTTTTTTAAAGTTACTCAATTTCTGCCATTTTATTATATTCTATTTCAGCCTGATGCTGCATCCATTGTCCGAATGTAAACGCATCATCTTCATAGTCATAACCTGCAAATAGGGTTGGCTTTTTGTTATAGAATTTAAAATAATCATCTATTGATACTAATGTGTTATTTACATTAATCCTGCCTTTGTATTGCATTTGCCAATAGACAAAGCTATCTAAAGCATCAATAGTTTCTGTACCAAATTTTGTACATAATTCTGTGTAGGTGTGTAGTTCTTTTTGCATATGTTTGTTTTTAAATGTTATTAACTCCTTTAGCAAAATCTATTACTGCTTTAATAGTTATAGCAGTTGTGCATTGTTTATCTTCAAACCCTTCATATTGTCTAATAAGAGCAGCAATAAACATTTCAAATTTTTCAGCTTGTGTCATAGTTTAGTTTTTAATTAATTAATGCGTGTTTAAATTTTCTAAGCATTTCATTAAATGCTTTAATGTCTTTTTTAATTTCTAGTTTTTCTTCTTTTGATAAATTTTTCATAATTGTTTGTTTTTGATTACAGAACAAATCTACAACATATAAACATACTATCCAAGTATTATGTACTAAATTTTTAAAAAATATGATGAACGGTAAATATGAATGATGAACGGTATTTGTATATAAAATTGTCCGATATTTTATCAGAACAAAAAACAGGACATACTAATATTTTTAGTATTTACCGTTTATCCTTAAATATTACCGCTTGTGTAATAAATTTGGATATGTTGTTTATAAGTTGTATATTGTTTTATAATTAAGAAATTAATTCAGTTCTTTTAAATAAACCAAAACAAGTGAGACACACTTAAAACTGTAATACCAACTATGAGTCAGTATTTTGAATTTGTTGAAAATCCAAAACCCATTGTAAAGTTTAAAAAAGATTACTTTGGGACTTACAAGCACCCTGTATATTATATATGGTTATGCGATGAACAAGGGGATGAGTTAACAGATGGTGATAATGGTTGCAGATATTTCTATTTTGATGAATTAGAACTATTCAAAAAGAAATATATTAAACTAGGTTATGATGTAGCAGTTTACGAAAGAAAGATTAATGAGTAAACTTTAAAGAAATCAGGGGTGCGACTGACCAACGCACTTATTTACTTCCGTCTTGTAGGGGTAAATGCTTACTGTTATCTACCTGTCTATAGCCTAATGCCCATAGCATTTTTGTCATTGTAATACTCTTTTCAACTATTTGTTCTTCTGTATCTTCAGGATTTGTCAAATGATATAACTCGTGGATTAAAATTTCCATTTTTTTTCTACCCTTTAATCTAGGGTCAATATATATAATGCCATCACTTTCGGCAATACCGTGCGCTTGTTCTCTGCCTAGCTTCTTATATATTATTTTAATCTTCATCTTTCATTAAAGCTAAATCAGGTCTGTCTATTTCTTTAAATATTAATACTTCGCCACCTCTTATCTTTCCTAGTGTTAATTTAATTTCACTTTCTAATTGGTAAACTTCTTGTAGTTTATTTACTAACCATTGCTCTTGTTGTAATGATGTCAATTTTGCAAAGTTTTTTGGGTATCTCATTTTAATATACTTTATCGTTTTGTATTGATTCTAGTTTTTTTAAATATAATATAGCATCCATTAATTCTTCTTTCAAATGTGTTATCCATTGTGAAGTAGTTAAATCTTTTCTATCCATAGTAGTACCATATGTTTCTAATCCTTTTTCTTCCCTACTTCGCATATCGTTTATTACTTCTGCTAATATTTCACTATCCATTATTTATCAGTTTTAGAATGTAGCTTACCACAATTTTTACATTTGTATTGTATTTTAACTAAGCCTGAAGCCATAACCCTTCTGTTGTTTTTTATAACCTCATCACTTCCACATTCAGGGCAACTACCTCTATCCCCCCCAAAGATAACTCCGTAATGAGTCTTAGCAGGTATATGATTATTCAATGCCTTGTGAACTTTCTCTAATAGAACTACATCCTGAATGCAATAGTCAATCATTATGTTCATAGACTTAGTGCAATTCTTTAACATTATGTCTTTCCACAAATCAAAGTTAGTATGATTCTTTTGACCTAAGCCTAAAAACTTTCCAATATAATCTAACCTGTTTGAATTAAATCTAAATTTAGAACGTGCTATTTTAAGAGTATCTATTGTGTTGTATGTAGGAAACATATCTATCTTATGCAGTAAGCATCTTGTTCTAATCCACGATAAGTCAAACTTATCACCGTTGTGTCCTACCAATTCATCAGCCGTATTTGCTACATTTATAAACTCCTGTAATAGCTTTTTATCGCATTGGCTTTTATCCCATTGCAGATAATAGACATCTTTGTCATCTTCCCATTTATAACATATGCAAATAACTGCACGTTCCTTAATAATGTTCTCTGTACCAATTTGTAATTTGTAACCTGACTGCCAAAATAAACCCACGTTTGCACTTACTTCAATATCAAAGTAAAGTCTTCTTCGTTTAGTTTGTAGCATTATATTTGTTTGTAGTTAGTAATTCCATTAGTTTTAGTTGCTTTTAAAATTTGTCTTCTGTGTCTATCTGAATAAGAAACGTGAACCCAATCAGGATTTAAAGGATTACCAAACTCCCAAATCAATTGGTCAAATGGTAGCTTTGCTTTTATAAATTCAAAGATGTCTGCATTGATTACATCATAGCTTGTACCATCCATATCTATATCAATAGCCTGTCCAATGTTATGTTGTGAGTTTATAGCACCCCCTATTTTGGTGTTTAATTCTGCTGACCTATATCCACTTGAAATTAAGATAGGACATCTAAAATTGACCCTAATAGGCTCAAATATGTTTTCTGCTAATAGTTTAAGATTAGCTATATGTTCAGGTGGTGGCATATTACTAATGCCATTGCGCTTTGCAGATTCACTACGAATTAACTCTGCTAGACTAAGGTGTTCAGAAATGACCATATAAATCTTTTAATTAATATGAATCCAATTAAAATGCCTAATAAACCCCAAAAACGAAGCCTCCACTTTTTGCTAGTGTTTGTACTATCCTCAAAAGAAGTCTTGTAAAAACGTACAGAATCTTGTACAATTCCTATCCTTCTAGTATCTACGATATACCCTGTGTGAACTTTATGAACGGTAACTGTCTTTACTATTGTTTTAGGTGCTTCTTTAATGGTTATGTATTCAATCCCATTAATATTGATTGTATCTGTTTTGTAGTTAGTAATGGTATCAACAAGGGTGGTAGTATCATTTTTTGTAATTATGGTTGTGTCATTTGCACAAGGTCTTGTTTTTTCTAATTCCCTGAAAACCCTTTCACTACTTTGTAAATCATTTAATACCCTACGTTCTGCCTTCATTATTGGGTTACAGGCTGATACAACTAATAGGATTAAACATATTAAATAAATAATAAATATCTTACTTTTGTTTCCCATATCTAGTATCATTTGGATTTAGATAGTTTATAATGATAGGCAAAATTGATATAATTCCTGCACTTAAACATTCTTTTAAAGTTACGGAATAAATATCATTCTTTACCACTATCATTGTTAATATGGCAGATAAGAATATCTTTACCCAACTACCATAAATGCTATTTAAGAATTTCATTTATCAAACTTTTTAGTTGCATTGTAATAATAACGTATCGCAAAGATACCTGAAATAATAGCAACCAAACCTGCACACAAAGTAACAAAAGGTTGCACTTGTGTTAGAGTTAATGAAGCTGCGGTTAAGCTAACGCCTGTACTAACTAAGGCTTGGCTGCTATCTTGTGTCATATTAATCTTCTTTTAAATCTATTACCTTAGCCTCATTAGGCTTTTGGTCTTCTGCTAACTTACCAAAGAAGTTTAACAATGGCAACCCAAATTCAGTTGGGATTTTGTTGATAAATGCCTGTAATTCGTTCAGGTCTTTTTCGCTTAGTTGTAACATATATATATAATTTTGTAACAAATGTAGGATAAATTATTAAGGTACTAAAACTAATTTTAGCTTATTTGCTGCCCAATTATAAATCCAAATGTTAGCATCAGGAGTAGATGACCACTCTTGATAGTCTGCACCATTGATGTTTAAATTAGCAGTAATTAGGTTTTCATAGCTTACGCCATCAGTAACTTCTGTTACTATTTCCTTTTGTAGTTCATAGTAAAGGGTAGCACTTGTTGTGAAATCATCTGCAATGCTTCTTAATGTAAAGTTTGATGCAGTTTGTGGTTCTCCGTTGAACCAAGTTGTAATCGGTTGAATTTTCATTTTATTTTATTTTAAATTTATACTGATGTTATTGTTTGCCAACCTCCACTATATACACATAGTTTACCTAAGGTAGAATCAAATACTACTAATCCTGTTGCAGGAGAACTAATTGCATTCTTTTGTGTTGTAGTCATTACAGGTGGTAAGAAACCTTGAGTAGTTGAACTTACTTGTAATTTAGCTGATGCTGAATTAGTTGAAGTACCAATATTTATATTACCATTAGCAAAATTTATATTTGTTACTGTAATACCTGAACCTCTTGCTACTTCCATATAAGTTGTAGCACTATTATTTGCATCATTTACGGCTCTAAATAACATATTTGGTTCTGCTGCTATTATATCCCAATATCTTTGGTTTGCTGCATTTACAGGATTATAATTAACTATGCATTTAACTACTAAACCTGCTGCGCTACCACCTTCGGTTGATTCGGATTGAATTGTACCCGCAACAATTAAACCATTAGTAGGTGCTGCTTTTGATGCACTATAACCAATAGCAGCATTTCCATTTACTTGTAGTTTTGAACCTATTGTTGTAGTACCAAGTCCAACGTTACCACTAATTGCTAAACCATTTGAAGGAGCAGCTGTACTCGCTGAATATCCTATGGCTGCATTACCGTTTACTTGCAAAGTTGAACCTAAAGTTGTACTACCTAAACCTAATCTATTATTAGTATAATCATAATAAAAGTTTGCATTTGATTGAGCTAACACTCCACTTGCACCTGCATAAAGAACTGAACCAGCCGTTGCACTTGTAATGCTTCCACCGATAGCCATACCACCTCCACCACTATATTGTGGAATATTTAAAGTAGTACCTACTAATGTTGCAGCACCACTTGTTCCTGTGGTTGTCAATGTTATTGCACCTTGCTTATTGTTAAATGTAGTAAAATCACCACTTGCAAGAAAACCATTAGCTGATGCACTTGCTTGAGTTATTGTAAAAACTCCTGTTGTATTATTATAATTTAAAGGAGTTGTAGCACTTAATGAAGTTAGTGAAATACCACCTAATCCTGCTAATGTATAATTAGGTATGTTTAAGGTATTGCTTGTAAGTGTTGCTGCTCCTGAAGAACCTGTTGTAGTTAAACTTGTAATCCTATTTGTATATGCAGTATTCCAATTGGCACTATTATCTGTTATAGATGTACCCCAAGCAGTACCTGTTGAAAGTGCAATACCTGCAGCAGGATAAACCATACCACTTCCTCCGCTATACTGAGGGATGTTTAAAACCCCTGTTGTTGAATTATAAGTAGCTGCGCCACTTGTTCCTGTTGTGGTTAAGCTAATAGATGCACGAGCTAAAGCATCTGTATATTGTGTAATTGATGAAGCAATTGAAATTGAACCACCGCCATTTGTTATAGTAATTCCTGTACCTGCACCTAAAGTTGCTTTAGTTAAAGTATTTCCTGTTGAGTTTCCTATTAATAATTGACCATCTGTATATGTTGATTGTCCTGTTCCACCTCTATTTGGTTGTATTACATTACCATTCCAAGTTGCACTTGTTATTGAACCTCCATAATCTAAAGTGTTGGTTGACCAACTTACGTTACTTGGTGCTTCAAAGTGTCTATCCCAAGAACCTGCTGCAATGCTATTATCTGTTAATTCTAATGTACAATAACCACCTGAAGGAATAGAAACTACTAATGTGTTTGAATTATTATTTACTAAGATTGCTCCACTACTTTGGTTGTTATTAAAAACATAATTAGCACCATTTGGTAAAGTTGTAGCATCAGGCAATTTAATTGTTTGACCTCCTGAACCTGTAACTATATATGTAGGTGCAGAAGCAATAGTTAAAACTAATTGTGTTGCAGAAGCAGCTAAAGAAGAAAATCCTAAAAATGCATTATTAGCTGATAAATTATTAGTACCTAAATTAAGATTAGTTGTTGCTCCTGTATATGGTACATAAGTACTTAAAGCAGAACTTGTAATATAACCAGCACCATTAGTTATTTGATTGTTGTTTGTAGGTATTGTTATTACACCTGTTGTGCTATTATAAGCACCACTACCTGCAATAAATGAATTTGATGCTCTTGCTCTTGTATCTGTATAATAAAGATTTGTTCCCTCAGTTATTTGTGTTGTTGTATAATCTCCAATTGTAGCTACAACCGCACCTGTTCTTCCAAATACAGAACTAACAGTTGATGGTAAAGGATATGCTCCTGCTACCTCAATATTAATTTGTTCAGTAGTAGCATTAACATCTACAATATTATTAGTAACATTAATATCTATTACATCTTCGGTAACATTTATATCAATGGTCTGTTCTGTAGGTGTTATTGTTGTACTCATTATATTTTAGTTATATCTTCCTGTACCAAAAAAGTTCCCCAAACATAGGTCTTAACAACCCCTGAAGGGAATGTTACGTTTATATCATATAAATAGTTCCCTGCAGCTATATTAACAACCTTGTTTAATACTATCTGATTAAAACTAGCGCCTGAAATAGTAACCCCATCACCATTGCTTAAAGTCAAATCTGCAGTTGTAGCAAAAGCAGTTTTTCTAACCTGTATTACTATTGTGCTACCTGTTAGATTTACTGCAACATTATTAGCAGTAATTGAAAATGTTTGAATCCAACTATCATTTCTCCATAGTTGGATGTTATATTGTGCAGGTCTAAAATCTGCAGTTGTTGATGAACAAGACATATTTTTAATTTATTTTAGAATATTTGATAATATTTATTATTTCCATCTGCTAATACAAAAACTCTTTGATTAGCAATTAATGTAATACTTGCAACACTTGTACCTGTTGTTGTAATAATATTTGTACTTGTTGCTGCTGCTAATGTTAGAGTATTTGCACTATTATTTATAATTACATATTGAACATTATTAGATAATGGACTTGGCAAAGTTAATGTTTGTCCACTAGAACCATTAAATACGTGATAATATGCCGTACTTAATGTTGAACTTACACTATATAAGTTACCTGCTGCAGCAATTCCACTTACATATATATTTCCTGATACTTGTAATTTACCTTGTCCATTATCAACTGATGAATTAATTAATACATTACCATTACTTGTAATACGCATTTTTTCAGTTTGAGCAGCAGTATTTCCACTTGTATAAAAAGCAATACCACCTGTACCATTACCACATTGTGCGCCAATTCTCATTGTAACATCACCTTGATTCCAACCTATTGTTCCATAGTAATAAGGGTCTCCTGTTGATAGTCCTCCAAAATAAATACTACCACTTGAATAACTACCTGTACCTGTAGCAACTCTTAATTGATATGTTGTATTAGATATTATATCTAAAGCAGTTTGAGGTGTTGTAGTTCCAATTCCTAAAATGCCACTAAATAAATGTTTACTTGCATCATAATATAAATCTGCTGAAGCACCTGCAGCGGTATAATTAGAAATGTATCCTACATCAAAACCTGTATTAAATGATAAACCTGTTGTTGGTAAAGTAATTGAACCTCCATTACCACTAACTAAAATACCATTAGTAGTACCTCCACCAACTGTTAATCTATTAGAAAACGAAGCACTTGTGCCATTTAATGTACCTGTTAATGTACCACCACTTAAAGGTAAGTAACTTGTGTTATCATAACTTATTGTAGTGCCTGTAGCCTTTACAAATCCTGTACCATTTAATGCAGCCTGTTTACCATTAAAAGTATTGAAATTAGTAGAACTTAAAAATCCACTAATTGTTGTACTTGCTTCAGCTATGCTTATAACATTACCTGAAATACTTAATGGTAATGATGCGCCTGTAATTCTATTTGTATAAGCAGTATCTGCACTTACTCCTTGCGCTGCAGTTGCAAAATCACCTGTATTATTATTAGCTGCACTACCAAAAGTTCTATACCCTAATACATCTGTACCAATAACTAATCCCAAAGATGTTCTTGCCGTTGGTGCACTTAATCCACTTGCACCGCCATCCCATTTTAATCTTTCAGCATAACCTGTATCCCATTCAGATTGTTTAGCCGTTGTAGGTATAGAATATCCTGCAGACAAAGTTACCGCAAAAGTACCACTTGTTGTAATGGGTGAACCTGTTACAGTTAATCCTGTTGGTACAGTCATAGCAACACTAGATACCCCACCTACAGAACCAAATAAACTTGCAATCTGATTTAATGTAATCTTTTTTAATTGACCTGTTGCTGCATCCCCTACCACCGTTAAATCATTAATAGAAGGGGATACGTTAGTTCCTAATTCGTTTATCTTTTTACTTTGCATATTATGGTATTTGACAGGTATCGTTTAATGAAGATAATGTTAATGAAAAGTCTATTTTAACACCTGCTAAATAATCAGGGTCTGATTCCGTATAAAATGAAACAGTCATATTATCACTAGCAATCCAATTATAAATAGGGTCTCTTAATTCAGCAACCATATCCTGACCTATTAAAGTCATATCACTTAATACCTCTGTTTCGTTTGTTTCTTCCATTAACATTCTATCCATACAATAGATAGAAAAATTATATTGTATTTGTTTAGCTAGTATCTGAGCATCAGTTAAAGTAAAGAACATAGCAGGGTAAGTAACTTCTCCATTACTTAGCCTTTCCCATACATCCCCAAAATACACGAACTTAATTTGCTCGTGATTGTTTGCGAATGTTGTTATTGTTTTTACTATTTGATTTAGTGTTAATGCCATCTTTTTTTGTTTTTTCTAAATAAACTTTTAGCTTATTTTGATTTTTAATATTTGCTTCTTTGCTCATATTAGCATCCTATTTTACCTTGATATTTCTGTGATAGGTTTTTATTCTCATAACAACCATCATCTTCTAAATAAAGTGATGCACTATAACCTTCTAAATCAGGAACTATCGTATCTATACCACTTGTAAAGTTTAAATATTCAGGGAACATTGTGTTGTTCTGTCTAAGATATTTAATGATTCTTTGCTTGTAAAATTCTGCTCTAGTTCTATATCTGTTAGCCACATCAATCATATCCTGCATTGATGGGTTTTCTTGATTATCCCCACTCTTTCTTAGCAACCCTTTATTATAAAACTGATATGATAACCCCATTGGTAATTCACTCATTACATAATAGATTAGACAATCAGCTATGTAGTTATCTAGTAAAGCCTGTTCATCTATATTTAAGCTGCAGTTATTAACCCCATCTTGTAATCTGTTATATAATGTACTACCTAAAGTTGGTAGTATGTACATATCTTGAGCAGTCTTGATTTCAGGTAACACTAATTTTTCATCCACATTAGCGTGTAATCCTGTTCTATCTTTAATGCTTTGTACTGATATGAATAATGTATTTAATGACATTTCTTATTTTTTTCTTGTTACTATGTTTGTTTTCCACTCGTGTCTGCAAGATTCACTAATTGTTCCGTTATCGTTCCACCAACCACCTCTCCTATCCCAAACAGAGTAACCTAATCTTGCACTCATCATTTCTATATCACTTCTACTATATAGCTTTTTTGCATCTAATAAAGCAACACAAAATGGTCTGCTAGTATTTTTATCACTATCATTAAATCCTGAAATCCAATCATAAGAATAACGAACTAGAATTTCTGTGGTCTGTGGTTTTACATTACCAACTGTTTTGCTTAATGGTTGTACCAACTGTCTAGAAATAATGATATTGCTATTAATACCTTTGCCAATCTTTTCTTCGCTAACCTTTAATATCTTTCTATCTTCTAAGTCTTTTAAAATATTATTAATTGTATCTACGCTTTCATCTAATACCTCCGCTAATACTTCAGGTGTTACATCCTTTTGCTTTGCAATTTGGTCTAAAATATCTGATTCTAATTGCGTTACATCTGCAAACATATGAAAGTCTGATTCTTCGCTAAAACGCTTTTTAGATTTCCATATATTATAAGCCTCTTGACTTTCTCCAAATTCATAGAATACACTAAAGTCTTGCGCTGCAAATTCAGCATCTAATTCTGCACCTAACCAAGTATTAACTTCCTCATCACTTAATGCATACCCTGTTTTAAGCATTGCAGTAGCTTGTTCTCTATTGATTTTACCTTTAGTAAACTCACGAATGATACGTTGCATATTCTGCCATTCTCTACCTTTTAAACCTTTTATATGCTCGTTAACTGACAATCCTTGTGCAGGTGCAGTTACATCAACAACAGGCTCATATTTAGTCATATCAATACCAATCTTCTCTAATATCCATTTTTTAGGTGCAAGTGATACGATTGTAGCTTCACTAAATTCAATACCTATCGGTTCTGTTGGTATAATCTTAATCTCACTTTCTACACCTTTATATTTAGCTAACATATTAAACACACTTTCTAAATGCATTTGTTTAGCATTTACATAAGTGTTCTTAAATATTTCATAACCATCACGCATCTCCGTTCTAGTTCCTAACTTACCTGCTTCAGCAATACCCATAATTGAAGGGGTAGTTACCTGATGACCACTAAAAATATTAGTTTGTATTAATTCATCTATCTTTCCAAAATCTTCTTTTGTTAAATCACTTGTACCTAAATCATCAATGACAGGCTTTCTAGATATGTCATTAACAAATGCAATCATATACTTCTTACCATCTGCACCGCTATATGTCTTTCTAATTCTATTATCTACATTGCGCTTCTCCTCATCATTAGGTTCTCCATTTGGTAAAGTAATAAGTTTACTAGCAGAAAACCCTGTCTGTGCATTTCCTAAAATATGTTTAGATACCTCAATATCTGATTCAATATAGTTTAAAGCAGCAAAGTAACTAGGCAATCCATAGATACCAATGTTAGGTCTGTACTCCTTAACATATAAAATCTGCTTACCTACAGGTTGTTTAGGATTAAATGCAGCAACTACTTCAGGTTTTACCTTGTTATCCTTCCAATCTTCTTTATACCAATACTGCGTATTATCTTTATTTGTACGCATCTTTGTATAATCACAATGCCAAATTTCTGCAAGGTTACCTGATAAATCCCAAATGATTTCTAAAAATGCACCACCAAAGATTTCAATATCCAAAGATACTTTTCTAGTTAAATCGTTTAAAGATTCAACTCTGTTTGCTTTTTCAATAAAGGCTTGTGCATCAGGTTCGCCTGACCAACCATTGCCTGTAATATAATGTACCTTACTTTTAATAATGGCACTATGCTTAGAGGACTTATTATATAAATCTACTATGTATTCAGGATAGTCATTGTTTTCGCCATATTTAATGTAACCGCCATCAATACCCTTTTTCTCTTTGAATTCAGGTTGTCTAGCTTCTGCGAATGTTAATACTCTTAAATCTATCATTGTCTAATTGTATAAGTGTCTGTTGTTGTATATTGGTTATATGTTAAGGTAGAACCTGAAAGCCACATAATCCCTGTTTCTAGCTTATTTAAGCCTGTTATATCTAAATTGGTAGTACTAGCCTGTTCGTATATTTCGTAGGTGTACTGACCCTCTAATGCGTTTTTAAACTTAGTATTTGTAACGATACTAAATTGATTGTATCTGTCTTTGTATAAACTTGTATCAGATGCGTTTAAAACCACAAATGATATTACATTATTGCTGCTCCTATTCGTAAACACAAAAAGATAGTTAGGGTTAGTCAATAACTGCTTTTCAGTTAATGTCATAACAATAATATTTGTTTCGCCTTTAGTTAAATGTATCATCAATTATAAATAGCATTTATATGAATATTTACAAAATAAAAACCCCCACCTAGAAAACTAAGCAGGGGAACTAAACTATGAAAAACTACAAACTTTTATCCTGCAGTTGTAAGTGCAGCAGCGACTGCGCTATTTACTTCAGGGCATAAACTAGGTTCTGCACCTGTAAAAGTCAAAGTGTAACCACTTCTATCACCTTCAGCAGTACCTGTTGCGGAACTACCTGCAGTTAAATCTAATGCTCTTGTTT